ATCCATGATAATCCCACGAGGGCGGAAGCCATAGGCTTCCTTATGGTAATCTGAAAAAAGTTCATCTGAATAATTATAAGTCATTTCGCTACTCCTCACGCGAACAAAGGTTGCATTGTTGAAAAAACTTTATTGAAGGCATTGGCTTCGGATGCGTAGTCGTCAAACCAATCTTCATCGCACTCATAACGTGCATCCGAATTCAAGCTGCTGGAGCAGTATTCTTGCCAAGAGCGGCGCATTGCATTCATTCCTTCAAGCAAATCTCCGCGACCATGCATAGACATTAATTTTTTTGCGTCTTCAAAAGTCACATCTGCTTGATAAAAAGTAGGGATACGGAACATTTTGACCTCCATTGAGTTTTGATAAGGAGACTATTGCTTTTCCCCCAACCAAAGTAAACCCATAATTTACCATAAAATGTAATTAGACGAAAAAAACTTGAGGTGCTATAAGGGGGCATGAACTTTCCTGTATTTATAAAAGCTGGCCGAACTAGGGTTTCTGTCGCCAAAGAGATCAAAGAGGTTAGTCGGCTTAGACTGCAGTTTGAGCGCTCATTGCATCGCGGCCTGATGCGTGTTTTCAAAAAGGTAGGTAAGGCCTCTGCGGATGAGTACTTGCGCACAGGAGACGTCTCAGGCGCTCTGGAGCCCCTTAACAATGACTTGGGCGTTGTTTTGCGCAGCCATTACGCGGCGGTGGTGCAAAAGTTTGGAAATCGTGTCTATGAAAATAGAAAGCTTGAGAGATTTGGGCAGTTAATATTCCAACTTTATGAGCAAGAGGGCGCTAAAAAAGTTGTTGGTATCGGAAACACAACTCGCAAAATCATCAACCGGGCAATAATCCAAGGTGAAAAAGAGGCGCTTGGAGAAAGGCAAATAGCAAAACTAATAGAGGAAAAGACTTTTGGGGCTATTGGGAGGGCAAGGGCTTCTACCATAGCTAGAACCGAAACACACGCCGCTGCCTCTTATGCGACACATGAAGCGACTAAAGAGCTTGCGCTCCCTGCGCAAAGAAAGCAGTGGGTGAGCGTTTCTGATTCACGAACAAGGCCACACCATGCCGCTGCAAATGGGCAAGAGGTAGGCATAGATGAGCCGTTCATAATCAGGGATGACGGTCAAGAAATAAGGATGATGTATCCAAGCGATGGATCGGGCGGCGGTTCGAATAATATTAATTGTCGTTGCTTGGCCCTTTATTTTACTGATGAGGATGCTTTGTTTGACAGCTTTGGTGCAGAAGACATTCAAATTCCAAAGGTTGAATTGAAGCCCGAAATAGACCTGATTGATAAAATGGAAGTCACAGGCTTTTCCAAAGCAGACCTTAACGCGGCTCTTAATGATTTGCTTACACCGCTTACTGCAAGGGTTGCGTCGAAGCTACCTAAGCCAAGAAAAATAGTCGGAAAGCCAAACGCTGGTGTATATTATTCTGGCACTAAGAAGATTGAGAGTGGATTAGAGAGACAAGTAATAGCCCATGAGTACGGACACCATGTTGACAGGTCACTGTATGAAAGCGGGAATAAGTTCTCAACTTATTGGTCTGAAAAGGGATTGGCCGCAGCTTGGGCGGCTGACAAAAAGGCAATGAAAGTTACCAGACTTTCTGAAGAGGCTAGAGAAAAAAGGTTCTCTGAAATAAAATCAGAAATATTTGATTTAGAAGTAAAGACTGTTGAAAGAGCAAATGGTACAACCGCAACTTTTATCAAAAACAAAGGTATCGCATTTGATGGCGCAGACGGTATTTCAGATATAATTGACAGCTTCACTAATGGTAAGTTCTATAAGTCTGGAGCTTACGGACATGGATATAGCTATTGGAAGGCGCGAAAGGGAAGTGGTCCACAGGCGGAGGCTTTCGCTAATCTCTATCAAATACAAAGCTCACCAAAAGCAGTGGCTTACGCAAAAAAGAACTTCCCTAACTTATGGAAGGCTTTCATGGATAAATTGGAGGAATTTGATGCTAACAATTGATGATGTTATAAAGGAATATATGGAGAAGTTTGGAGTTGAGCCTGTTTTGGGGCGTGGATTTGCAGGGGATCACATAGAGCTTCTAATCAATGCAATGGATAGCGATACCCAGCTTGTTGATGAGGATTTCAGAGACAAAGACCCGGCACTTGTTTCCTTGTAACACTACCACTAGACGCGAAACCGTGTTATATGTTAGTTTGTTGGTAATTTAGGTGCGGTATAAAGAGGACAAAAAGATGTCAGACGAAAACCAAGTCGATATTGAAGAGTATATCGCGGAGACCGAGCATAAGTCGGAGACCCTTGATGTGGCTTTTGAATACAAAGCTGATGAAGAAGAGGGAACATTCTCCGGTTATGGTTCAATTTTTGGCAATAAAGACCTTGGAAACGATGTTGTTGTTGAGGGCGCTTTCGCTAAATCAATTGGACGAAAGGGCGCGAAGGCTGTTAAGCTCCTATACCAGCACCGCCAAGACGAGCCGATTGGCGTGTTTGATGAGATTACCGAAGACCGTCGCGGCCTAAAGGTTAAAGGTCGCCTAGCAATGGGAACGCAGCGCGGTCGCGAAGTTTATGAACTTATGAAAATGGGCGCACTTGATGGTCTTTCAATTGGCTATCGTGTTGACCCAAAAGGTGTGGACTATGATGAGAAGGGCAAACGCCGTTATCTCAAGTCTGTAGACCTTATGGAGATTTCTGCTGTTACTTTCCCCATGAACCCACGCGCACGGGTTCAAGCGGTAAAAGGCACAGAACGCTCAGTTAGGGAATGGGAGCATTTTCTTCGGGACGAAGGAAACCTATCTCGCACTGAAGCAAAGGCGGCGGCATCTGCCGTTACCAAGGCACTGGAACAGCGGGATGCTGTGAAAGAGGAAACGCCTAAAGTCCTTGAGGCTCTTGAGAGCCTTACCAACATCCTAAAAACTTAAACGGAAAGGATCATCCCAATGGAAAATCAAGTAAAAACAGCCGTTGAAGCGATGGCAGGTGCCTTTGAAGAATTTAAAAAGGTAAATGATGATCGCTTGGCTCAAATTGAGGCAAAGGGTTCTGCTGATCCAGTTGTTGAAGAAAAGCTCGCCAAGATTGAAGGTGATTTGGATCGCTTTGAAAGCGTCAACCAAAAGCTCACCCAGCAGCAAAAGCATTCTGAAGGCTTTGAAGCAAAGTTGAACGAAATTGAGACAATGCTCAAGCGTCCAGCGAATGCAATGGAAGCCAAAGATGTCGATCTGTCTTTAAAGGCATGGGACAGCTTTATGCGCAAAGGCGAAGACCACATGGATGAAATGGAGCGTAAAGCTCTTACCGTTGGCAATGCTGCAACCGCTGGTAACTTGGCACCCGCTGAATACGTCGAAGAGCTTATTAAGGTAATCACTGAGATTTCCCCAGTTCGTTCTGTCGCCCGTGTTCGTCAAACATCAAACAAAGAAATTGAAGTTCCAAGCAAAACAGCATCATTCGCTGCCGCATGGACTGCTGAAACTGGCTCTCGCACAGAGACAACTGGTTACACAACTTCTTTGAATACCATTCCAACACATGAGCTTTATGCTTTAGTTGATATTTCTGGTATGTTGCTAGAAGACAGCGTTTTTGACCTTGAAGCTGAAATGAACACTGAGTTCGCAGAACAGTTTGCAAAGGCTGAAGGCAATGCTTTCTTGGTAGGTAATGGCACTAACAAGCCAACAGGTATCCTTGACGGAACTACTGTTGCTTCTACGACCGCCGCTGCCGCCGCTGCAATCGCAACAGATGACATCATGGACTTGGTACATGGTTTGAAGTCTGAGTATGCCCGTAATGCATCATTCATGATGAACCGTGCAACTCTTGGTGCAATCCGTAAGCTGAAAGATACTGCTGGTCAGTACATTTTCCAGACAGGTTTCTCCGGTCAATCAGGTCTCCCAAATACTATCTTGGGCCACCCATACGTTGAAGCCGTAGACATGGCTAATATCGCTGCATCTGCTAAACCAGTTGTATTCGGTGATTATCGCCGTGGTTATATGATCGTTGATCGTGTAGCTCTTTCTGTCCTTCGTGACCCCTACAGCCAAGCATCAACAGGTAATGTGCGTTATATCGCTCGCCGCCGCGTTGGTGGTGAAGTTGTATTGTCCGAAGCAATGCGCGCACTCAAAATGGCTGCTTCTTAAGCAACCTTGGGGAAGGCTTAACGGCCTTCCCTATTCCTTTAAGGGAGAGAAGATATGAAGATTATGATGGTTAAAAGCTGCCATGGTATAGACCGTGAAGACGGCGCAACCACTAAGCATTTCGTAGCTGGCGAAGAATATTCTGCCACCGAGGCTTGGCAAAAAAAGGTATTCCAAAGTTTTGTTAAATCTGGACTTGCAAATGAGATTGGCGGGAATGCCAATGTTCCAGAGACAAAAGTAAAGAGAGCGCGGAAAAGTAACGGACAGCTTGCTTCTGACAATCCCAACACTCCTGAAGTAAATGAAGCGTGGGAAGGTGGGAAAGCCCCAAAGAAAAAAGCTAAAAAATCGAAATAGAGTAAAACGGAGACAGGCAAATGAGCGGTTTGAAGATTATTACAGGGCCAGCCATAACGCCTGTCAGTAAAATAGAAGCTCTTGAATACTTACGTCTTGATGAAGGCATAGATGATATGCAAGTCAGGAGCTACATCCAAGCCTCAACAACTTGGGCCGAAAACTATACCAATAGATTTTTCATAAGTAGAACCTGCCAGATGATGCTTGATGGCGCACGTGAGGTTGATAGCCCATTGTGGGAAGGTATGAGAACTGGTCCGTATCGGGTGGATGTTTCAGACCACATTGAACTAGCCGCTGCTCCGGTTCTGTCTGTGGAGAGTGTTAAGTATTATTCGGATAATGACACTCAAAGCACTTGGGATGCATCCAATTACTATGTTGATACGTTTTCAGAGCCAGCAAAAATTTCTTTACGTTCCGGTGGCTCATACCCAACGGATTTAAGAAATCTAAATGGCCTTGAGATAAATTTCACTGCGGGGTACGGAACAAATCCTTTTACAGTTCCAGAGCCGATAAGGGTTGCCATACTTCAATACTTAACTTTTCTCTATGAAAACCGTGGGGATGATGAGGTAAAAGCAAATCCACCTCAAATTGTAAAATCGTTGCTTGATCCATATCGACTACTGAGGTTCAGCACTTCTGTATACGACAAAAACATTAGGTCTGGAGTGATCTAATGACAGTGGGTGGAATGCGACATAAGCTGCAACTTCAAAGTAAATATGTAACTCCAGATGGGGGTGGTTCTGATGGATTAACCTCTTGGAATACTTTTGCTAATGTATTTGGCTCTATAATGGCTAAATCGGGTGGCGAAAGAATGTTTGGAGATCAGCTTCAAGAGCCAATAACGCATATAATTAGGATCAGGTTCCGTAGAGACATTAGTTTTAAAAACAGAATTCAGTATAAATTTACCAATGAGGGTATATCTGTAACTCGGGTTTTTAACATCAAGAGAGTAATAAACGTAGACAATCGCGATAGGTATATTGAGATAATGTGCGTTGAGGGTGTGGCGACATGAGTTCCGTTAGAACAAAAGTTGTCAGAGAAGATAAAACTTCCGCTGTTCTTAAGCAATATCAAGATCAAATTTCTAAGATTGTCGCTGTCGGTGGGCAAATGGTTCGCAATGATGCTGTGAAATCCATACAACAAAGCTCTGGAAGTGGAAGGTCTTATGTGAGGGGCGGCGTCACGCATGTGGCCTCATCACCGGGAGAGCCTCCAAATACGGATACAGGTTATTTGGCTAGTAATGTTTTTCTTGTAATCGACCAAGATAAAATGGGTTGCTCCGTGGAAAGCAGGGCAAATTATTCCGAAGCGTTGGAGTTCGGAACAAAAAACATGGGAGCGAGACCGTTTCTTCAACCAGCGTTGGAGGGAAACAAGAAAAAGATTAATGCGTTGTTTGACAGATTGAAGGCTAATTTATAATGGCATTACATTCATGGGAACTTCAGAAGTCTATTTTCACTGCATTGAGTGGGAATACAACTGGAATGAGCGGGGCAAATGTCCCTGTATTTGATGATGTTCCAGAAGGTACAGAATACCCATATGTTGTTATTGGTGAAGAAACTGCCTCAAACAATGGAACTAAAACCCTTGATGGTATTGAGCATACATTGACTATCCATGCTTGGTCCCAATACAGAGGTAGGCGCGAGATCAAGGAGATCATGCAAAGCGTCTATGAAAAGCTGCATAATACTGATATAAGTGTATCAGGTGCATCGCTGGTTAATATTAGACAAGAGTTTAATACTACACTGTCGGAAACTGATGGAATAACGCGGCACGGGGTAATGAGGTTCCGAGCCGTCGTGTTTGATAACTAAGGAGTAAGATCATGGCGGCTCAAAAAGGTTCAGCCCTATTATTAAAAATCGGCGCAGATGCTACTGCCGCCGCAAGTGTGGATACATACACAACAGTTGGAGGATTGCGCTCAACTGGTATCACAATGAATGACGAAGCAGTCGATGTAACAACTAAAGATAGTTCCGGTATTCGCGAACTACTGGCAAATGGCGGTGTTCAAACCTGTTCAATTTCCGGTTCTGGCGTATTTACTGATGCAGCTTCAGAAACAACTTTGAAAAACGCTTTTGGTGGTGCAAATTTTTCTAACTTTGAAGTAATAATTCCAGACTTTGGCACCTATCAAGGTAAGTTTATGGTCGCTTCTCTTGAATACACCGGAGAGTACAACGGTGAAGCAACTTATTCCGTGTCTCTTGAGAATAGCGGCGCTTTTGCCTTCACTGCGGTTTAATAGGAGCAATATAATGGCTTGGATAAATGCAACTGTTGATTTCAATGGGGTTACATATTTAAGCCATCGTAGAGGGATTATATTCGTAGTTCCTTATTGTTCTGGCCTTGAGGTTGGAGACATCTTCAAGGCCGACAGTTCTCAATTTGAGGTACTGACTGCTGTTGATCTTCATGATCGCGGCGAAACTCTTGTAATGGATACAAAGGAAGTAAAAAATGACAAACCCAAAGCGCGGCGAGTGTCTGATAACACTGGCGGGGAATGAATATAATACAAAACTTAATTTAGATGGAATTATGAGGATTGAGCAGTCTTGCCAAAAGAGCTTTATGAGAATTGCCCAAGACCTAGCCGAAGCTGAGTTTCAAACCCAACACATTCTATTTATCTTGCAAACTGCGATTAGGGGTGGCGGTCATGATATCAAAGACAAAGCAATGAAAAATTTGATATGGGAAGCTGGTATAACGGAAGCTATTACAGCCGTTGGTTCAATTCTTACCAATTGCCTTGTTAGCTCAGAGGATCAAGAGGGAAACGAAGAGGCGGTGGCGTAGCTATTGATTTTTTGCCTTGGGATGATTGGCTTCGGCTTTGTCTTGGCAAAATGAGGATGACATCAAATGAGTTTTGGGGATTGAGCTTATTTGAACTAATCCAAGCAATAGATGGCTTTTCAGAGTTTCATTCTGGGGGGAAACCACCGCCTCTCAGTAAAGATGAACTAGATGACTTGATGGAAAGGTATCCTGACTAATGGCAAATACAGTTGACACGCTAAACGTCAGAATTGACGCCGATCTAAGACCTCTTCGAAGAGCTTTAAAAAGTACCCAAAGAAGCGTCCAGCAGACTTCAGAAAGAATGAAGAAGTCTTTTAGCGGAATTGGTCAAAGTGTCACCGCACTCGGGAAGAAGTTTGGTGGTCTAAAGGGGATTATTGCTGGAGCCTTTGTTGGTGCGACAGTCGCCGCTGGTGCAGCAGTTGGCAGAACCGCCGCTGAGTTTCAAGATTTGCAACAAACTCTTGATACTGTGTTTGGAAGCGTTGAGCAGGGCAAAGCCTCAATGCAGTTTATACAGAAGTTTGCTCAAACCACTCCGTTTGACATACAAACCCTATCTAAAGCGTTCATTCAGTTAAAGGGTGCAGGGATTGACCCAACCGTTGATCTTTTGAACACATTTGGTGACGCAGCTTCTGCCACTACCAATAAAGTTCAAGCGTTTGAGACCATGGTTAGAATTGCCACAAGGGCAGTTGGTGGCGGTTTGGGTCTTGAGGAATTAGAACAACTTGTTGGGGCTGGCATTCCAGTTTACCAAATTCTACAAGATGAAATTGGCGTAACCCGAACCGAAATTTCTGAGATGGGCCAAACTGCTGAAGGCGCAACCAAGATAATGGATGCGCTGAATACTGGGCTAAACAAAAGGTTTGGCGGCGGTATGCAAAAATCCGCACAAAATTTATCAACCGCATTTAGCAACATGAAGATTGCTGGGACTAATTTACTTCTTGCGCTTGGAGATGGGGTTGGTGGAAGCGGACTTACTGGTGCGTTTACCTTTCTTTCAAATACTATGTCTCAACTTTTTGTCATATTGAAGCCTTTGGCTCATGTTCTTGGAAGTGTTTTGGGGACAGCTTTAAGGGTAATAATTGCCCCAATTAGAGCAGTTACAGAGGGTATACTTTTCCTTGCTCAAGGAATAGCAGATTTACTTGTATTCGCCGCAGACGCATTGCCTGATAGTTTCAGTGGAATAAAGGAGGCTGCAAACAATCTTAATGCAAGCCTTTCTGACCTAGAAGCGAAGATGAATGGCGTTAAAGAAGAGGGAACAGATGTAGCCGCTGCTAACACGGCTGTTACCGGCACACTTGAGGCACAGGCACTTGCTGCCAAAAAAGCTCGCGCTGAGTTGAATGGATTTACTTCAGCTGAGATTGCTGCATTAGAGGCTGCTGGTCTTTTAACTAAAATGAATTTTAGTGGCGATGGAATAACCATGCAGCCCATTGATTTGCAGGGTGATATTAGTGCAATTCTTTCGGCTGTTGCGGCAACGCAAGGGTATCAAGATGAATTGACCGAGCTGGAAGATGAAAAAGATCGTCAGGCAAAAAGGGACGAAGAGAGGGCGAAAGCTGCCATAGAGGCTGCAAAAAAAGCAAAAGAACTTGCAACGCAAATAGCTGCTGAAACCCAAGCTAAATTCCAAGACATAAGTTCAACAATATCAAATTCCCTTGCGGATGCGCTGGTGGAAGGAAAAAGCGTTCTTGATTCATTGCAAAATGTATTCAGAGGATTTGTAAAAACAATGATCGCAAAAGCCTTTGAGCTAATGGTGATAAATAGAATTTTAAATGCTGTATTCGGTTTAACGGGTGGCTCTGCCCTTCCTATGGGGAGCATTCCCGGTCTTGCTGGTGGCGGAAGTGTCAGCCCCAATCAGCCTTACATGGTGGGTGAGAGAGGCCCAGAGCTTTTTGTTCCTTCGTCTGCCGGAACAGTAATGAATAACAGTAATTCAAAAGGGTTTGGTGGAGGTTCAACAACAGTGGTGAATCAAACAATCAACGTAAGCGCGGGTGTTTCACAAACGGTACGGGCTGAAATGGTATCCTTACTTCCATCATTTAAACAAGAAACAATGTCTGGGGTTGCTGACGCTAAAAGGCGCGGCGGCTCTTATGGCAGAGCATTTGGGTGATTTATGACACTGATAACTATGCCAACAAGCCCCGCGTTTATAAATTCTGATTGGGGTATAAGTCGAACCGTAGCTGTATCTGAGAGCCCATTTACGGGCGCTTCACAGGTGCATTCGTACCCCAAGGCACAATGGCAAGCTACTCTTACTTTGCCACCTATGAAGCGCTCACAGGCTAGTCAGTGGCAAGCGTTCTTTATGCAATGTGAGGGCCGTGCGAATACATTTCTTCTAGGTGACCCTGACGGGAAAGAAATTATTTCAGATGCGGCCCCGGCTTCTATAGCTGTAGCTTCTAACGCTGCTATTGGAGCCACAACCGTCAATCTTACGATTGGTGCTGGTAGGCAAATAAATACTGGTAGCTATCTGCAATTCTTTACTGGAGCAAATTCAGTTTTGCATATGGTAGTGGATAATAACTCTGGAGATGGCTCAGTTACTATTCAGCCCCCGCTAAAAGTTGCGCTTACGACATCAACTCCTGTAGATTTTACGGAAGCGCAGGGTGTCTTCAGAATGGATAGCAATGACCTTCGCTGGTCAGCGGATCAAGTAAGTCGTTACGGCATAACATTTTCGTGTAGTGAGGTAATATGACCCGTAGTACCCCAGCGTCATTATTGACCGCATTAGGTCAGCCAGAGGTAAAGCCGTTTTATGCTGTAGACATGAATTTTGACTCATCTCCAGTAAGATTTTGGACGGGATATGGTAGCCGTACAATAAACAGCCAAACATATACTGGAACTGGAAATCTTCTCAGTATTAGTGGCCTTGAGGAAGTTAATGATCTTTCTGCAAAAAATATTACTTTAAAACTATCAGGAATTCCAGCGACCTTAGTTTCTCTGGCCCTTCAAGAGCCTTATCAACGTAGAGCTTGCACCATTTATTTTGGAACCACGGACACAACAGCCCCTATTGAGGTTTTCAGTGGCTTGATGGACGTAATGACGATTGAGGATGGCGGCGAAACTAGCAATATTTCTTTGACTATTGAGAGCAAGCTAATTCGTTTAGAAAAAGCATCGAATTGGCGCTATACTGAGGGAAGCCATAAGTCACGTTATCCAAGCGATACGTTCTTTTCATACCTAGCTGACCTACAGGATCGTGACATTGTTTGGGGACGAGAGGTCAAGTCTGACTGATGGGGCCAAGAGAACGACTTAACGCCTTTATGAAGGCCACTAAGGACAAGCCGTTCATCTGGGGTGAGCATGATTGTTTGACTTTCACAAACGATGCTTGGCGCAGCATGTATGGACACGGATGGGCTGATGAATGGATAGGCCAATACATCAAAAGCAATCAAGTTATAAATAGGTCAGAGCTTCGCAAGGAATTGTATCGGCTACATGGTGCTAATACCTTTGATGAAGCTGTAGACACGCGCTGGAAGCGTGTTGATGGGGTTCCTCCCCTTGGCGCTTTGGTAACAACAAAGAAGGCTCGCAAGTGGATTACTGGCGTTGCTATGGGCATTTGTACTGGAACCAAGTGCGCTTTCTTAGATAAGGACGGTGTGATATACCTTCCATTAGATGATATTGATAAAGCGTGGGTTAAATCATGAGATACCGTCTAGGCGATTTTACAGTCAAGAATTGGAACTCTTGGGATAGGGTTCCCCGTGATCCGATTACTATTGGTAACGCTATTCTTGCTGGTATTGGTGCTTCTACAACATCATTATTTGTAATTTATGCCGTTGGCGCAGTAGCGATTGGGGTCGTTACATCTTGGGCAATATCAGCCCTATATCCAAAGCCAGACTTTTCATCATTTGGTTCCCAAGGAACCTTGGTAAACGCACGTGACGCAACTGCTCCTGTTGATTTTGTTTATGGTCAGGTTCGCAAGGGGGGAACAGTAAGCTATTATGAGTCAACTGGTGAAGAAAATCACCTTCTGCACCAAATTATAGTTTTAGCTGGTCATGAAGTTGAAGAAATTGGCAGCATTTACGTTAACGATGAAATAGTAACTATTGATAGTAATGGATTTGTTACAGATACCGCTTGGGATAGCAAAATCCGTATATTGATGCACCTTGGGAACCAAACATCAACTTCAGATGACTTTTCAAATGTTAGTGGCAAAAATCTTGCAAATACATTAATTGCAGAAAGCGGATTAACGGGATCAAATGCGCTGACATCTGATTTTGTGGGTAATGGGATAGCCTATCTCTATGTTAGATATGAGTATGATGGGGAAGTATTTGCTAGTGGCGTTCCTTTGATTACAGCGGTTGTAAAGGGAAAGAAGGTTTTTGATCCAAGAACTTCTTCCACTTCATATAGCAATAACGCAGCCCTTTGTATCCGTGACTTCATTACAAGCGCATATGGACTTAATGACAGCGCCATTGATGATGTGAGCTTTTCCGCCGCCGCCAACGAGAGTGACGAGAATGTTTCTCTTAGCGGGTCGGGTACTGAAAAAAGATACACAATAAATGGAATAGTCAAAGCTAGTTCTGCTACTGGTAAGGTTCTTGGAGAAATGGCAACCGCTTGCGCGGGAACTTTGTTCTGGGGTTCTGGGTATTGGAAGCTCAAAGTTGGTGCATACACAGCTCCGGTGAAAACTCTTACCCTTGATGATTTGCGTAGTCCAATAAACTTGCAAACACGGGCTTCAATGCGAGACAGTTTTAATGGAGTAAGCGGAACATTTAATGATGCTAGTGACGATTTCATTACTGCTGATTACCCTCCAATCAAAAGCAGTACATTTAAAACTGAAGATGGTGGTGACGAGCTTTTATTAGACTTGCCCATGCCTTATACGACCAGCGCGTCAATGGCTCAACGCATCGCAAAAATGACTTTGTATCGTGGTCGTGAGCAAATGACATTGAGTGCTGATTTTGGACTAGAGGCTTTTAATGTCGAAGTTGGCGATATAGTTGAATTTGACAATGCACGTTATGGCTTCAGTGGTAAAGAGTTTGAGGTTATAGGTTGGAAATTTTCATCAAACCAAGAGGCTGGTGACTTACGAGTTAACTTAACTCTACAGGAAACATCACAAGCTGCATTCAGTTGGAATGCTGAAGAGAGTGATATTATTAATAATAACACTAATCTTCCATCACCCGGAGCGGGTCTTGCGATTAATAATCTATCTGCGTCTGGCGGCGGCAGAACTCAAGGCGATGGTACGTTTGTAAATTCTGCGATATTAAACTGGGACAATGTTTTAAATGCCTTTTTTTCATATTATGAAGTTGAGTGGAAAGCTGTAGCCGATAGCATATACTCCAGCACAACAACCATTGAGTCAGCAATTGAGATTTCCCCACTGGTTGATGGCGTTGCGTATATATTTAGGGTCAGGGCAATAACCGCCTCTGGATTTAAAGGCGCTTATACCACTGTTCAATTTACAGGTGGTGGAGATGTAACAGCGCCGGGTTTGCCTACATCAATTACAGCTAGTGGTGGATTTGAATATATCACTGTTCGTTGGACTAACCCAGCAGATGCTGACCTTAATTTTGTTGAGGTTTGGGAGAATACTTCTAATTCATCATCTGGCGCAACAAAGGTTGGCATTTCTGGAGGAAGTGAATTTGTTCGTTCCAATCTGGGCTTAAACCAAACCAAATGGTATTTTTTAAAATCTGTTGATTACTCAGGAAATGCGTCAGCATTTACAGCTGGGGTTTCTGGGACAACAACTTATTTAGATGATGCTGATTTTGCTAACGGGGTATACCAGCTATTCAAAGATCAAGGTCTTTATGCAATTGAAGATGTTTCATCACTTCCTGCCTCTGGCTCTTTTACCGGAGAGAAGGTGTTTAATACCACTGATGGAAAGCTGTATAGTTGGACGGGAAGTGCTTGGGAAGCTACTGTTGCTGATGTCGGGGCTGACTCAATTACAGCAACAGAAATACAGGATGGAGCTATATCAACGCCAAAGCTGGCTGCAAACTCTGTTATTGCGAGTAAAATACTTGGCGGCACTATCACTGGCAATAAGATTACTGCAAATACGATTACAGGCGGTTTGCTTGCTACATCGGGAATTATTACTAACTCGGCACAGATTAATGATGCTGTAATAGTAAATGCAAAGATACAGAACGCCGCAATTTCGACTGCTAAAATTGGCAGCAATATGGTGACTTTCCCTCAAATGGCAACTGGTTCTAGCAGAACGGATGTCCCTAGAACTACTACCACCACAAGTACATATGCGTCATTGACAGTAAGTGCATCGGGAGCGCCTGCGCAAATCAAGGGTTATTTTTTAGTTTCTTGGATAAATTCTAGCAATGCCATAGATATGACGGGTTGGGGTTCCTTCGATGTTAGTCTAAAAGTCAATGGATCAACTATAGCAGGTCTGACAGGTGCGTATGTTGCGGCTATTAATTCCCCAACCATTATGTTGAGTGGTCAAACTACTGTAACAGGTTCCACAACTATTACATTAGAGATAGCCAACACAGGACTCGGTAATGCAACGAAAATCCGTTACATTTATCCTAGAGTTGAATACTTGGAGCTAAAGCGTTGATACATTATACAATATTTAATTCTGATAGTATACGCACTGTGCTGCACACAACGCCAGAGGGTCTTCAGCTTAACTTACAATCAGGTGAAAGTTATGTGGAAGGTGAATTTTATGATGATAGATATTATGTAAAAAATGGCTCTCTTCATGAATTTCCAGCCAAACCAGACTATCCCGCAAACTTTGATAAAGCATCGGAGTCATGGGTTTGGGATGAGGAAATATCTTGGGGACAGCTTAGGCACCAAAGGGACTTACTGCTGTCAGAGCTTGACCCAATTGTAAGCAATCCCCTAAGGTGGGCTGGCTTTGATGCAACTAAACAGTCTGAATATACGACCTATCGTCAAACCTTGTTAGACCTTCCAGAGAATACAACTGATCCCAGAAACGTAATTTGGCCCCTACTGCCTTCGTGATTTACTACTGGAAGCCTTTGTGTTAAATTGCGAGTGCATATGCTAACATAACCCTCGGAGGCCGATCATGGCAACTTTTAATAAGGTGAACGATTTCGTTGCAAACGCTGTTCACAACATGGACTTGCAAAGCGATCAAGTTGTTGTCGCATTATCCAACACAGCACCAGCTTCAGAGTCGCCCAATCCGGCCACGGATGGAAACGGTATACTCGCCAATGTAACTCAAGCGGCTTATACGAACTTGTCCTCACGAAACGTGACTACATCGTCTTCCACTCAAACTGGAGGAACATACAAGTTGGTTTTAGCTGACATTACGCTAACATCTTCTGGTGGCTCAACAGGCCCGTTTCGCTATGTGTATATCTACAATGATACAGTAACAGCCCCCGCTGATCCTTTGATCGGTTATTATGATTATGGCTCTTCCTTGACGCTCAATGATGGTGACAGTTTGACCGTAGACTTCTCTGCCGCCAATGGTGTTCTGCAAATCGCATGAGGTGACTGAACATGGTGACCCTTGCAAATAGAGTTAAGGTTGAAACATCTACAACTGGAACCGGGACAATATCTCTTGGTTCCGCTGTAGATGGCTATCAAACATTTTCCGATGCGGGTGTCTCTAATGGTGACACCGTTCGATATACCATAGAAGAGGAAAACTATTGGGAAATTGGTTCTGGCGTTTTCAATAGCAGTGCTGGGACTATGACTAGGACGGTTCTTCAAAGTAGTAGCTCGGGCTCACTTCTTAACTTGTCAGGTTCTGCACAGGTTTTTTTAACTGTTTTCGCAGATGATCTTAATGATACGCTGGATTACGGCCTTGTTACTGGCTCAGTTACTTTAACGGATGATTATGGAGGGCTGGTCTAATGGCACGGCAAATTCAATTACGTCGGGGTACGACAACACAAACAAATTCATTTACTGGTGCTTTGGCTGAAATTACCGTTGATACGGACAAGGATACGGTAGTTGTTCACGATGGCTCTACGGCTGGCGGTCACCCTCTAGCAAAGACATCAAGCCTTGGAACCGCCGCTTTTACAGCTACCACCGCTTACGCTACAGCCGCACAAGGTACGACTGCTGATGCTGCGTTGCCAAAAGCTGGCGGGGCTATGACAGGCGCAATCACTACTAACTCAACATTTGATGGCGTAGATGTCGGTGCGAGGGATGCAGTTTTAACTGCCACAACGACAACAGCCAATGCCGCGCTTCCAAAAGCTGGCGGCACGATGAGCGGTGATATAGACGGAAACGGCAATAAAGTTTTATTTGCCAACGTATATTCTACGACAAACGACTTGCCTAGTGCATCAACTTACCACGGCATGTTTGCGCACGTCCATGCGACAGGAAAAGGTTATTTTGCACATTCTGGCTCTTGGGTAGAGCTTGCAAATTCTACTGATCTTTCGACTGTAGCAACATCAGGAAGCTACGCGGATTTAAGTAATAAGCCGACCATACCAGTTGTTGGCACGGATGCCCTTGCCTATGATGCAAATTTGCAAGGATTTGTTACTGCGCTAACGCTCCCAACATCTGATGGATCAAGCGGTCAAGCGTTAGTAACTGACGGAAGTGGTGCTATCAGTTTCGGTAGTGCTGGTATATCAACAGGTAAAGCCATCGCAATGGCAATTGTCTTTGGATGAAGGAGGCTAGAAAATGGCTGCACCAAATATTGTAAATGTAAGCACGATCACAGGCAAATCCGCTACTGTTGCGCTTACCTCAACAAGCGCAACAGCACTAGTTAGCAACGCTGCATCAAGTGGCAAGGTCTTTAAGATCAACATGATCCAAGTTGCAAACGTAGATGGCGCAAACGCTGCCGATGTTACAATTGACGTACACAGCGCAGCGGCAGGCGGCGGCACAGCCTATTCGCTTGTAAGCACAATCTCTGTTCCGGCTGACGCATCGCTGGTTGTAGTTGACAAGGGAACAGCTTTATACCTTGAGGAAGATCGTTCTATCACGGCAACGGCTGGCACTGCGAATGATCTGGAAGTGATCGTTAGCTACGAGGAAATTAGCTAATAGGAGCCTCTGATGGCTAAACGTACAGGCGGCTTTATAGGCCAAGACGGACTAAACGCACCTGACCCTGCTACGGGTGTCACGGGTGCGGCGGGTGACGGGCAGGTGACGGTTAGCTGGACTAATCCGACTGATGTTGGTGGCGCGGCTATTACTGGTTATAATGTGCAAGCTGCGGATGGCAGTGGGACGATATTTCCATCTTACGATGTTGAAAGTGCGTCTTATGACACCAAAAGTTTTTCGGTATCAAGTCAAGATACTTTTCCAACAGATATAGTTTTTAATCCAAGTGGCACAAAAATGTACGTTGTTGGGAATGGAACTGATAAAATTTATGAATACGATTTATCTACAGCTAATGACGTGTCTACGGCAGTTTATAACAGCGTTTCATTTGACAATTCATCTCAAGCCACAGACGCAACTGGAGTTGTTTTTAACAACGATGGCACAAAGATGTACATTGTTAGTGGCGGTTTAAGTAGGTTTGTTTATCAATATTCATTGTCCACAGCTTATAATGTTTCGTCTGCGTCTTATGATAGTGTTTCTCTAAATGTTGGAAACGAAAGTACTGACCCTACCGATTTAAGGTTTAATAATGATGGGTCAAAACTATTTGTTCTTCAAGCAGCTTCGGCTGACAGTGTGTTTCAATATTCTCTTACATCAAACTTTGATCTAAGCACTGCTTCTTACGATAGTGTTAGTTTTAGTGTTTCAGGGCAAGAAACAACACCAACATCTTTGGCCTTTAATTCAGATGGTACAAAAATGTTTATTTTAGGCATAGCGGCAGATGCTGTTTTTCAATACTCTCTATCTTCCGCATTTAATCTTTCTAATGTCTCCTATGATAACGTAAGTTTTGATGTTTCTTCTCAAGAAAATCAACCTAGAGGTTTAGCCTTTAATAATTACGGCGACAAATTGTATGTGGTTGGATACGCTCAAGACACTGTTTATCAATTTTCCACGGGAGCCGCGGCGGGAGACTACCCCACTGCATCCCCTGTCACCGTCACGGGCCTAACCAACGGCACAAGCTACACGTTCAACGTATGGGCGATCAATCCGTTTGGGTGGTCTAGCCCTAGTGATGCGAGTGGGAGTGTTAGTCCTGCTGCGCCAAGAGCGCTTTTTGCGGGTGGCAACACATCTAGTGACACCATAGATTACGTTGAAATTGGGACAACTGGAAACGCAACGGACTTTGGCAATCTGCTAAACGGACAACAGGCAGGGGCTGCTTTTGGAAGCTCTACACGCTCTATTTTTTACACAGGTACGTCAGGGACATTTGAGTTTGTAAACCCTTTTTCCGCAGGAAACGCCACGGATTTTGGTGATCCCACAGTTGTTCGTGGAGCCGCAGGAGGTGCATCAAATAGTACGAGAGGACTTCTTTGTTGCGGTGAGTCTGGTGGAACCTATACAAACATAATTGACTATGTGACAATTTCTACGGCAGGAAACGCTACTGACTTCGGTGATATGCAGTTTGGTGCCCAAGCGGTATGCGCTACGTCCTCTCCAACGAGAATGGTCGCAGGCGGCGGATTTTATTATTCTGGAGGCTTTAATTACATTAACTACGCTGGTTTTGTCACGATTGCCTCAACAGGGAACTCATCTACCTTTGGCAACCTAACAGCGTCCAGTAGAATTTTTATTGCTTCCGCAAGCTCAAATACAAGAGGATTGTTTGCGGGTGGTGGAGATGTGTATAACAACACCGTTAATACGATTGAGTATATTACGACGGCATCAACTGGGGACTTTACAGACTTTGGCGATATGAGTTTTTCGGGGTCTTCTAGGGCTGGTACATCAAACAATATTAGGGCTGTTTTTGGCGGTGGCCGTTTAGCAGGTGGCGCTACTCCCACTAATATAATAGATTATGTTTCTATTGCCACCACAGGTAACGCTACAGATTTTGGCGACCTAACTGCGGCGCGTTACGAACCGTATGCAACCTCATCTGCCCACGGAGGACTTTCATAATGCCCAATTATCAAGGTGTATGGAGCCTGTCAGAGCAGTATCAGAACGCGAGTGGGTGGCCTTTGCCGCCTGACGGAACAAGGGGTGTTTTTGCTGGTGGCCAAAACTCTAATGTAATTGACTTTGTTACAATAGCTTCAGCAGGTAATGCTACGGA